TAATAAAAAGTATAAGGTACTATGGAGCACCAATACTAGTAGAGTCAAACAGAATTGACTTACTAAGGCACATGAGGAATAGAGGTTATAGAAAGTTCGCCATGAATAGATTAGATAGGACTAGAGATAAGTTAAATCCAAATGAGAAAGAATACGGTGGGCAACCTATGTCTGGTAAAGATATAATAGATTCTCACATGAATGCTATAGGTGCTTGGGTAGAAAAGTATGTAGGCATATATACAAATGAGGAGGAAGGGGTTAGGCCTCTAGGAGAGATGGGTACGATGCCATTTAATGAGACATTGAAAGATTGGATTAAATTTAACCCTGATGAGAGGACTAAGTTTGATGCAACAATATCTAGTGGATTAGCTATAATGGCCTGTCAAACTGAAAAATATAAAGGTAAGAAGAATACAAATATAAACAAAACAGCCAAGACACTGTTCAGAAAGTACAATAACACTGGGTCTATGAGCACTATTATAAATAATTAACAACCATGAGAGATATTAAAAAAGTAGTAGATTTCCATTCTTTTCCAGACTATCTAGCTCCTGATGAAGAAAAAAATAAAGAAGAGTATGGGTTAAAAATGGGTAAAGCTATTGAATATGAGTGGTTTTACAGGCCAGAAAGTGGAGCTTGTTCATTTTATGACAAAAGAGATAAGTACCATAACTTAAGATTATATGCAAGAGGAGAGCAGTCTACAGATCTATATAAGAAATTAATAATAGGCGATAAAGATGCTTCAACATATACTAACTATGATTGGAGACCATTACAGATAATCCCAAAGTTTGTTAAGCTTATAGTAAACCAAATGACCGAGAGGATGTTCGATATAAGGGCAGAGGCTGTAGATAATTTTTCAACTAATTTAAAAGATAATTACAAGAAGTACCTAGAGGATATAATGATATCTAGACCTATTATAGAGGAGGCTAAAAATACATCAGGTATTGATATAGCTCCTGATGGATTAGAAGATTACCCAGATAGTCAGGAGGAGATAGATCTACATATGAAGCTTAAATACAAACCAGCTATAGAGATAGCTGCAGAGGAGGCTATAAAGTTCACCCTTGATCTTAATAACTACAAAGAGACACAGGGGATGGTTCTAGAGGATGTAACTTCTATAGGTATCGGGGCTATAAAACACCACACAGACTCAGGTAAGGGGATAATGGTAGAGTACGTTGACCCTGCAAATATGGTATACTCATATCCACTACACAAGAATTTTAGCGATGTACATTACTATGGTGAGGTTAAGAGGATGACGATAGAAGATGTAGATAGAATATCTAAAGGGAAGTTTGATAAAAAAACTCTTACAAGCATAGCAAGATCTACATCACAGTGGAGTAGATATCATGGGAATAGTAATGACAAAGATAATTATAGAGAAGATGACTTAAGTGGTAAGATGGTAGATATTTTATTTTTCACATATAAAACTACAAATACCCTATCTTATAAGAAAAAATATAACAAATCTGGTGGTTATAAAATGATAAAGAAAGAGAGCAACTTTATTAAGCCAGATAAGAATTATAGTGGCTATGACTCTGTGAAGAAAGTTATAGATGTCTGGTACAACGGAGCACTAATTTTAGGTACTGAACATATATTTAACTACGGTCTTTGTGAGAATATGATTAGGCCAAATGGCTATCTGAACAAAACTATGTCCAACTATATTGTATATGCTCCAGAGTTATACCAAAATAGAACCAAGAGTGCTGTAGAGAGAATTATACCTTATGTAGATGAGATGCAACAGATACATATAAAGATACAACAACTAATAGCGAAAGCCAGACCAAATGGAGTATTTATAGATGTAAATGGCCTAGATGAGGTAGATTGGGGTGATGGAGTAAAATTATCTCCAATGGAGGTTGTTAAAATATATGATGAGACAGGTAATGTATTGGGAACTACTGTAGATGCAGAAGGTAACTTCAATCACGGTAAGATGCCAATTATAGAATTACAAAACGGTGTTGTGAGAGGCCTTAATGAATTAATTACAGCCTATAACCATTACTTAAATTTACTTAGAGATGCTATAGGTATAGCTCAGGGGGTAGATGCAAGTATGCCACACCCAGATACTCTTGTAGGTGTTCAGCAACAAGTAGCTTTAAATTCAAATACAGCTACTAGGCATATACTGGACTCTGTATTAAGTATGACTGAGAGTTTAGGGAGAGCGATATCACTACGTATAAAAGATATATTCAAGTATTCTAACCTAAAAGAGGCTTATATAAATGCTGTAGGGAAAATAAATGTCAATGTCTTGGAAGCCCTTAAAAAATACCACATACATGATCTAGGTATTAATATAGAATTAAAACCAGATACAGAAGAAAAACAGTATTTAGAGGCAAATATACAGATAGCTTTGAGTAAGGAGTTAATAACACTTGACGATGCTATAGATATCAGAAAGATAACTAATATAAAATTAGCCAACGAGTTGTTAAAGACTAGGAGAGTCAGAAGAGAGAAGGCCAAGAAAGAGCATGAGAAAGAGATGATCAAAGTTCAAGGTCAGACTGCTGCAGAAAATGCAGAGAGAGTAGCTCAAGCAAAAATGCAAGAGATAAGTGCAGAGACACAATCTCAGATAGCTATTGTAAATGCAAAGACTGAAGGCAAGAAGGCAGAGATAACTGCAGAAGAGCAGGCTAAGGCTAGATTAATGGAACAAGAGTTTAGCTATAATATTAAGTTAAGGGGTGCAGAGTTTGAAGTTAATATGGGTAAAGAAAAGTATAAAGAGGATAGAAAGGACAAAAGACAAGATAAAAATAATACTAACGCATCTAAAATGATAGAGCAAAGGAGTCTTAATTCCCCTGCACAGAACTTTGAATCTAGTGAAGACAATATATCTGGATCAATTGAGATGGGTGAGATAGGGCCAACCTAAAATGAGCTATCAAATTTTTTGATTATATTTGCAATAATTATAAATAAAATTTATTAGAATATGGAACCATTTGGAACAGGGGGGAAATCCTCAGAAGAGCCGATACTAGATTTTAGCAAGAAAGCGAGTCCAGAACCTGCTACAGAGAATACAGATAAACCAACAGTAGAACCTGCTGTAGATAATAAAGATAAACCAGCAGTAGAACCTGCTGTAGACGATAAAAGTTCTTTGAAACCCGATACTAGCGCTGATACAGCTCCAAAAGTTGTGGATAAGCCTGAGTTAAATGACGAGTTAGCCTTAAAATATCTAAGCGAGAAGCTAGGTAAAGAGGTTAAGGATTTTAGTGTATTTGACAAAAAGGAAGACCCACTTGAAAAAGATCCTTATTTAAAGGAGATTTATGATTGGAGAAGTAAAACTGGTAGGCCTATAGAAGATTGGATTAGTTATCAAAAGGATTTTGATAAAATGCCAGATATAAGTGTTGCAAGAGAGTTTCTGAAACACGAGTACCCAACATTAACAGAATCTGAAATTAATCTAGAAATAGGAAAATTTGTAGTTGATGAGATGGATATGGACGATGATGCAGGTCTTAAGAATCTAGAGCTTAAGAAGTATGCAACAAAGGGCAGAGCCGTATTAAATACAATGAGATCCAAGTTTGAGACCCCAATAGAGGCCCCAAATAAGGGTGTACCAAAAGAAGTGCAAGAAAATTTAGATCTTTTAGATAAGATCAAGGCACAGTATGAAGCCGACCAAGAGGCTACTAAAAAATACTTACAGAGTATAACTAGGGAAGCTTCTTCGGTAGAGTCTTTACCTATAAAACTATCAGACGATTTGACAATTAATTTTAAATTATCTGAAGAAGAAAGGAAGTCTTTACCATCCCAAATTGATGCCATGCCCCATTGGAGAAATGAGGATGGATCTTGGAACCATAGAGCAGTTGTAAATGATGGGATAAAAATACATCATTTCGATAAAATAATGCAACTAGCTTATGCCCAAGGAGTCAATGCAGGGAAGGAAGGTATAAATGTTGATGCTAATAATATTACACTAGATAGTAGAAACACAGTAAACTCTGATTTACAAAATAATCAGAAAGGCCCTGTGATTGATGGTCTAGATGAGTATATGGGGAACCAAGGAATAAAATTAAGATTTGGTAATAAATAAATAAAAATTTTAGAATATGGCTTTAAATAGTTCACCAACATATAAGGTTACTCCTTCTTCAACTAAATCAGTTTTGAAGAGTAACTATATTTCCCTATTTGATTATACTAGTCAATACAGTCCTGAGACTCACGACAGTATTGCTCAAATATATGGGAAACAATCTGTAAGTGGGATGTTGTACATGTTAGGAGCAGAAAGTGGATTTGCCTCAGATAAATATATCTGGACAGAAGAAGGCAGATTACACACTGTATATAATGATGTAACAAGATCAAGCTCAGTTTTCACGAAGGCTAACCACGTATTCAGAGCAAATGAAACAGTGCACATCTCAGATGGTAGCATTAAACGAAGGGGTATCATTACTTCAAAAGATACTGATACATTTACTGTAGCTCCTTATAAGAGCGCAGGATTTACAGCTTTGGGAACTACAGGACTTACAGTCTTTGTAGATGGTTCAGAGTTTAGAAAAGGTAAGACAGGTATGGTAGGTTCACTAGAAACTGACTTTACTATCTTAGATAATAAACCAATTATCTTAAAAGATAAGTATGAAGTTAGTGGTTCTGATGCAACTCAAATTGGTTGGGTTAAGACAGAAGAAGGTGGATGGCTATGGTATCTACAGTCTGAAAGAGACACACGTAGACGATGGGAAGACAGATTAGAGCTTTCATTGATCTTGGGTGAAAAAGCAGAGACAGGTTCTGCAGCAGAGGTAGCAGGTTACCTTGGTACAGAAGGATTATTTGAATCAGTTCGTAAGAGAGGAAATACCTTCCAAGGTATTGCATCTAGTATAGCTGAATGGGATACAATCATAAAGAGATTCGATGCTCAAGGAAAAATCGCAGATTACATGCAATATGTAGACCGTGATCAATCTTTAGCTATTGATAATCTTTTAGGAACACTTAACGCTGGTCACAGTGCAGGTATTTCTTATGGTATTTTCAATAACAGTGAGAACATGGCAGTAAATCTAGGATTCAAAGGATTCAGTAGAGGTACTTACAATTTTTTCAAAACTGATTGGAAGTTGCTAAATGATCCAACTTTATTAGGAGCAGTTGCAGCAGCAGCAGGTAAGGTAAGAGGTATTTTAATCCCTGTAGGGACTAAAGAAGTTTACGAAGGTGAATTTAATGGTTCTGGATCAGGTGACAAAATTACTGTACCATTCCTACAAAGTAAATACAGAGTCGCAGGAGCAGAAAATCGTAAGTATAAAACTTGGGTTACTGGTACTGTAGGTGGTGTTTACACAAATGACGAGGATTCTATGAATGTCCATCACTTATCAGAAAGAATGTTATGTACTACTGGTGCTAACAACTTTATGCTATTTGAAGGGAACTAATAGTTAGAATATAGTTAACTTAGGGGGATTTCGTATCCCCCTTTTTTAAACATAGATATGGCAGATAAACCTAAAAAAAAATCAAACCCAAAAGATACAGTACACGTTAAGACTACTGGTGGGTATGATATAGTGGTTAAGAATGGTAGTGCTTACCACGAGCAATTTAAAAAGAGAGGTGCTGTAATAAATGCACTTAGACCTAAAAACAGGGTTGGATCTCCTGAGAAAGATCCTCTATCCGTTAAAAATTACAAATCCCGAAAAAAGGGGTAAGTAAAAGGAGAATCAAATATAATTAAATAAAATATAATAAAATGAAACAGAAAGAAGACAAGTTCAAGGGTAAGGAATATCGACTTTTAGATGACCGATCTGGGGAATCTTTTTTATTAAAGGTTGGTAGAAACAGTGATTTATTAGTGTGGGATGAAAAAGAGGGTATCAATAGGCCTATAAGGCACTGCCCAAATGAAAGAGTAATTTTTGTAGATAAACAAAGTAAACACGCATTAGTAGAACCAATTATATTTAGAAAGGGTTTTTTAGAAGTAAAACGTACTGACCAGATTACACAACAATTTTTAGATGCACACCCTGACAATAAAGCCAATGGAGGAGCTTGGTTTGAGT